AAGATGTTGAAGGACTTATTAAGAATCGTTATGATGAAGCCAAATCTGAAATGGTAGGTGCAATTGCATCACTTAAGGATTTGCTGGAAAATGTAAATGATCCGAAAGAGGATACTGATTATATTGAATATTTCTGTGGTGAAAATAGTGAGGATGATGAGAGAATAGGTCGTAGGGATATATTATACGCTCTTACTGCATCCCTGACTCGTTCCTTTGCAAATTGCTGTGATAAACTTGTGAGCAACTATGGTTATTCAGATAATCAAGTTAACCAGCTTAGAAGTGATATTTCTGGATATAACAAAATAAAAGAAATGATTAAACTTGCTAGTTGTGATTATATTGACTTGAAGCCGTATGAGGCGGATATGCGTTATATCTTGGACACCTACATTCGTGCCGAAGATTCTAAGGTTGTAAGCGAACTTGCCAATATGCCATTGGTTGAGTTGCTATTAAATAATACAACTACAACACCAATAGATGCATTAGTGAAAGAACTTCCAGGAAGCGATAATGCTAAAGCGGAGATAATTGAAAATAACTTGCAACATGAAATTGTTAAGAAGATGTCATCAAATAAAGTCTACTATGGTAAGCTATCGGAAATGCTCCAAATAGTTATTGATCAAAGACGAATTGAGGCTATGAGTTATGAGGAGTATCTGCGTCAAGTGGTAGAACTAGCACAAGCGATTTTACGTCCGGAAGAAAATTCTGATTATCCTGATGCTATTAAGAAAAGCGAAGCCAGAAGAGCTTTCTTTGATTACTTTGATAGAGATGAAAAACTGGCTATAAATAGTGACAATGCTATCCGTAATGCAATACGTCCTGATTGGAAGCGAAATTTCCAGAAACAACAAAATATAAGACTTGCTATATATCAAAATTTACTGGTATATGGTTATGACGAAGATGTAGCAACTGAAAAAACAAATGCCGTCTTCGAAATAGCTGAAAGACAGGGAGAATACGATGTGTAATGAAGTAATCATTGGCGGTATGCCAATAGAGATTATCAAAAAGCAAAATCTTAAAAATCTTTATATAAGGGTTAATCCCCCAGAAGGAAATGTAACCGTCAGCACTCCTAGTGATTATCCTGATGAAGAAATAAGGCTTTTTGTTTTAAAGAAAATGCCGGAGATTACAAAGGTGAGAGATAGGATGTTGTCACAACCACGTCAAACTGAACGTGAATATGTGTCTGGCGAATCACATTATTTATGGGGAAAGCCTTATCGGTTGCAGGTCGTTTATGAAGGAAACAAATACGAAATTACTAAACTACCAAATAAAATAATTTTAACTGCTCCCGAAAGATCAACCAAGGAATCTAGGGAGAGGGCTTTTAACGAATGGTACAGAGAAGAACTTAAACGAGTATTGAATGGTGTGGTTTCGAGGTGCGAGGCAAAGACAAACCTTTATGCTAATGAATACAAAATAAAAAACATGAGGACAAAATGGGGTACTTGTAACATTGATAAAAAAAGAATATGGATTAATTTGCAGCTTGCTAAAAAGCCGGTCGAATGTCTTGAGTATGTGGTTATACATGAACTAGTACACTTGATAGAAAAGAATCACACCCATAGATTTCATGCTCTTGTTGAGGAGTTCTACCCTACCTGGAAAGAGGCAAGAAAGCTATTAGCAGAGCTGCCTTTAGATTATATTGAAAAAGGGGAGTGGGTAGAGAATGAAGAGCAAAATAACATCGAGTGATATTTTTGATATTAATAAAAAATCGGGCGCATTGATACTTGGAAAGAATCGACTTGATGATTATGCAACTAAATTTCTAACAAAATATTGTAAGCAGGCATTGGTTGATCCAATGCCTCTTCCAGTTGAGGAGATTCTTCAGGATATGGGACTAACAGTACAAGAAGTTTCCTTATCTAGCAATTTAGATGTTTTTGGTTGTTGTTTGCTATTAGATGCACATATAGATGTTTATGACCAAGAAACAAGGCAATATACATCAACTGCTTTTAATGCTGGAACTGTATTGATTGATCCATTATCTGAAGCTGTATTTGGTGAAGGTTCGAGAAGAAACACACTAATCCATGAGGCACTGCATTGGGAAAAAGATAAAAGATATTTTGAAATCCTTGAGATAAAAAGTAAAAACGCATCTGAAAAGCTATACCCTATTTTATGCCGTCAATCTGAGACTTTCTATACTCCACCTGAGGGAAAGAACACAAAAGAAAATGAAGTAAGGTGGTTGGAATGGCAGGCACATAGATTAGCACCAAGGGTACTTATGCCAAAAAACAGCTTTAAAAAGAAGGCACTGGAGTTTATTCAACAATATAAAGAGGCTGGAGAAAATGTTATATTATCGTGTGACACTTTGATTGAAGATTTAAGTATCTTCTTTAAAACGTCACGGTTATCAGTAAAATATAGATTGATTGAGGTTGGTCTCAAAGATACAATTTCAAGGTTTTCAGATTATGAAGATGTCTATGAAGAAATCAATAGCAATAAAGATTTTGTCAAATTAACCCCAGTAGAAGCATTAAAGATTGTTGACACAGATTCAGTGCTTAAAGGGTGGATAAGCGATGGACGATTTGTTTATGCTGACGGGTACTTTGTTCTCGCTGACATCCAGTATGTAAAACAAAAAGATGGAGTACTTCATTTAACTGCTAAAGCAAAGAAAAATCTTGCAAAATGTGTTATTAATATTCGTGAGCAAAAGTTTACTACATATGAAAATGCCGATAAGGATTTTCTTGGTTATGCGGTACTTAGAAAAGTAGAAGGAATTGACAATAGACTTCTTACATTCCATCCAAAGTATCAGTCTTCTTTAATGTGTGAACCAGAAGAGGCTTACCAAGCATTTTATAAACAGTTAGCTTCTTATGATGAACAAGAAGAAATTGAACTTATGAAGATGATAGGAGACCCAACTAAATCACTGTGTGAGTGTTTATGGTTTTTGATGGAGAATAGAAAATGGAACTATCCTAAGCAATTTAACGAAGAGACAGGGCTGCACATAAACTATCATGGTAAAATTAAGAAAAATAACTATAACAACATGACTACTAATGTTTTGATGGCGATTTGTGTAGCCATGAGATTAAGTTCGAGAATAACACAAAAGTTATTTGATAAATCAAATAACAAATTAAATTATTATTCTGATCCTGATAAAACCTATATTCGTATAATGGATACTATGCCAGGACTGTCGCTTGACGATTTCAATGGAGTCTTAGGGCAGTTTGGAATACCTGAACTAGGTAGTGAAATAAAAATTTAAAAGTTCGTTAACTCGTTGAGTTGGTTTTGAACCCCGAAAGGGGTTCTTTTTTTTTGCTTAAAATTGAAAAACCCCCATTTATAAGGAAACAAAAGCCAACTCGATGAGTTGGTCGCTGAATTTTGAAATCCTTTATGTTTATAAGTGTAAGGCACAGGTCTTACAAAAATTTAAATACGTCTAAAGCTGGCCAGCAGAAGACGGTGGATACATAAATGAATCGAAGATAGTCAATGAAGGGCTATTGGAAAAGTTTATGCTCCTCCGTTTTATTTCCTATGCACATTTTCGGGAAGTAACTCTGTTGGTCATTTTTTCTAAGACTCATTAGTACTCCGCCGTCTTGCAAGACGGGAAAAGGAGAATCTAATGAGATTTTCAGTAAGGTATGAAGAAAAAATTCAAACAATCGAGCTTAATGATGAAGAAACCGAGCAAATGTGGGTTAGTCTGTCCCTTGTAGGTGAAGGACTTTCCAAATCAAATAAAGAGCGCTTAATTCAAGATGCTTTTAACGATAAGTATAACAAACCCGACTACAATAACTGGCATAAATTTGATAGACACAGAGGGATGCCAAAAAAACCATTCCGTAAGGACGACGAATCCGAGGATGCAACGGATCATATGGACTATCTCCCCGATAATTCCCATGAAGTGGCACGAAATAAAAAGGAAGATTATGAATATTACTGTGAGATTATTCGTTCCATTCTCAAGCCGAAACATTCAGAACCTTTTATTGCTGTATATCTTGATGGCATGACAATGACCGAGTATGCAGAGCGAGAAGGCGTTAGTAAAAGTGCTATTTCACATCGCTTGGCTACCGCTAAGAAGAATTTAAAAAAAGTTTTTCCTGAATCCTCAACTTTCCCCTCTTGCCACGGCTAATAGATAGAGGGCAGCACATAAACGCTCTCGGAAAGAGGTGAAGAACATGAAACACAACTTGAAAATCAGTGTTTCAAAAACTCCACAGTCTGGCGGGATTGTCTCCTGTCGTAATGTCACTATAAGGGAGCGTTTCCTACGTTTCTTACTTGGTGATAAGCAGAAACTGACTATCCTTGTCCCGGGTGACACCGTAAAGGAACTCGCCATTAGTGAGATTAAGGAGGGAGGATTAAACCATGAGCAAAATCAAACTTCTTCTTGATGTGGTTTCTGATATGCGCTCTTTGGCAGACAGTATACAAGCGGTTGCTGATGCAATGGCGGGCAATGAACCAGTCGAAGCAAAAGAACCTACTTCATCTGTAAAAGAACCTGCGCCAAAGAAAAAGGAGATCACTCTGGAGGAAGTAAGAGCAAAACTCGCTGAAAAGAGCCAAGCCGGTCTTACTGCCCAAGTGAGAGAAATCATCCAAAAATACGGTGGCTCTAAATTAAGCGAAGTTGACCCGAAACATTATGCAGATATGTTGAAAGATGCGGAGGTACTAGGGAATGAGTGATCACGCAGTACTTTCCGCATCAGGATCCCATAGGTGGCTTAATTGTCTACCATCTGCAAGATTGGAACTGGAATTTGAAAATAGCGAATCCAATGCAGCCGCTGAAGGTACCGCCGCCCATGCTCTCTGTGAACATAAACTTAAAAAAGCACTTCACATGAGAAGTAAACTGCCAGTCTCGGCTTATAACACCGATGAGATGGAAGAACACAGCGATGCCTATGTGGAATTTGTAATGGAGCAGCTTGAACTGGCGAAACAAAGCTGTACGGACCCGTTAATACTTATTGAACAACGTCTTGATTTTTCCTGCTATGTTCCGCAGGGGTTTGGAACTGGTGACTGCATTATTATTGGAGATAAAAATCTTCATATTATCGATTTTAAGTACGGCATGGGTGTGTTAGTAGATGCGGTGGATAATCCGCAGATGAAATTATATGCCCTTGGTGCTTTGGAAATCTACGATAGCCTGTATGACATCGAGGAGGTTTCCATGACCATCTTCCAACCCCGCAGGGAAAATGTCAGCACATGGACAATCCCGGTAAAGGAATTAAAAAACTGGGCAGAAAACGAACTGAGACCAAAGGCCAAAAAAGCTTATGAAGGCGAAGGTGACTACCTTCCAGGTGAATGGTGTACTTTCTGTCGAGCGGCTGTTAAATGCCGTGCAAGAGCAGAAGAAAAGCTGAAATTAGCACAGATGGAATTTAAACTGCCACCCCTGCTTACGGATTCTGAAATTGAGGAAGTTCTCTCTAAATTGTCCGACCTTACAAAATGGGCAAATGAAATCATTGCTTATGCCACGGATGCTGCCGTTAATCACGGGAAAGAGTGGCCTGGTTTTAAGGTTGTCGAGGGCAGATCTGTCCGCAAATATAAGGACGAAGAAGCTGTGGCTGAAGCTGCTAAAGCAAACGGCTATAAGGATATCTACCGCCATAGTCTTATTACCTTAACGGAAATGCAGAAGCTGATGGGCAAAAAGAAATTTGAGCAGATTCTCGGTGGTCTCATACATAAACCACCAGGTAAGCCAACGCTGGTTCCGCTTTCGGATAAGCGGCAGGCTATGAATATATCAAACGTAAAAAACGAATTTAACGAGATAACGGAGGAATAGGAATATGAATAATCAAAACAGAACAAAGGTTGTTACAAGTGTCAACACACGTCTTAGCTACTTTCACGGCTGGGAACCCGTATCTATCAATGGCGGAGCGGAAAAGTACAGCGTATCCGTATTGATTCCCAAAACAGATAAGGAAACCATCAATGCTATCAATGCAGCAGTAGATGCAGCCATTGAAGAGGGCCTTGCAAAGTTTGGTGGTAAAAAGCCGAATAAGGCGGCTATCAAACTGCCACTTCGTGATGGTGATGTAGAACGTGACGATGAGGCTTATAAAGGGCATTACTTTGTAAATGCCAACAGCAAGACTCCACCCCAAATAGTAGATAAAGCAGTCAGACCTATCTTGGATCGCAACGAGGTTTACAGTGGTTGCTATGCAAGAGTATCCCTGAATTTCTACGCTTTTAATTCTAATGGCAATAAGGGTGTAGCTTGTGGTCTTGGCAACATCCAGAAGATAAGCGATGGAGAGCCTTTAGGCGGAAGAACCAATGCAGCTGATGACTTCACAACGATTGAAGATGATGATTTTCTAGCATAAGGAATAAATACAGATGAGGTGGTGGAGGTTGTTCTTCTGCCACCTCGTTTGCATTGGAAAGGGTGGTAATACATGAACTCTATTTCTATTGACATTGAAACATTTAGTGGCGCCAATCTTCAAAAATCTGGAGTTTACCGTTATGCCGAGAGTGATGACTTTGAAATTCTACTATTTGGCTACTCGGTGGATGGCGGTGAAGTACAGGTGGTTGACCTTGCTTGCGGGGAGGAAATCCCCGATGAAATTATAAACGCACTTTTGGATGATTCCGTTACCAAATGGGCTTTTAATGCAATGTTTGAGCGTGTGTGTCTATCAAAATGGCTTAACCTTACAGAATATCTTGACCCCGCATCCTGGAAATGCTCCATGATATGGTCGGCATATATGGGGTTACCACTTTCTTTGGAGGGAGTTGGGGCGGTTCTAGGTTTGGAGAAACAAAAGCTAACAGAGGGTAAAGACCTCATCAAATATTTCTGTACACCTTGCTCCCCTACTAAATCAAATGGTGGTCGAGTTCGTAATCTGCCAGAACATGACATGGATAAATGGGAGCGGTTTAAAGCCTATAATCTTCGGGATGTGGAAGCTGAGATGTCAATACAACAGAGATTTTCTAAGTTTCTGGTGCCGGAAAATATCTGGGAGGAATATCATCTCGACCAGGAAATCAATGATCGCGGCATTGCCATTGACATGACTTTCGTAAAACAGGCTGTTGTGATGGATGAACATTCCCGTGAAAAGTTAATGGCTTTAATGCAAGATATAACCAATTTAGAGAATCCAAACTCTGTACAACAAATGAAAGACTGGCTTGCCGATAATGGGCTAGAAACAGATACCCTTGGTAAAAAAGCAGTTGCTGAGATGCTAAAGACGGCTCCTGAACCACTAGGAACTGTTTTAGAACTCCGTCAGCAACTTGCAAAATCCTCGGTGAAAAAATACACGGCAATGGAGAATGCGGTATGTAATGATGGTCGGGCAAGAGGAATGTTTCAGTTTTATGGTGCAAACAGAACTGGTAGGTTTTCGGGCAGGCTTATTCAACTGCAAAATCTCCCTCAAAACCATATGCCCGATTTGGAACAGGCTCGTGCTTTAGTTCGTAGCGGAAACTTTGATGCTCTTACCTTACTTTATGATTCAATCCCAGAGGTACTGTCGGAACTTATCCGTACCGCTTTTATACCACGAGAAGGTATGAAGTTCATTGTGGCAGATTTTTCAGCGATTGAGGCTCGTGTCATTGCCTGGCTAGCAGGCGAAAAATGGAGAATAGACGTTTTCCAAAACGGCGGAGACATCTACTGTGCCAGTGCTTCTCAAATGTTTAATGTACCTGTTGAGAAGCATGGTGTGAATGGCCATCTTCGTCAGAAAGGGAAAATTGCCGAACTTGCTCTCGGTTATGGCGGATCGGTTGGGGCATTAAAATCAATGGGAGCTTTAGAGATGGGGATTGAAGAAGAGGAACTTCAGCTTCTTGTAACGGCTTGGAGACAATCCAATCCCAATATTACAAAACTGTGGTGGGATGTTGACCGAGCAGTAAAAACTTGTGTTAAGCAAAAGACTCCTATAGAGACACACGGCATTAAATTTATCTATCAAAGTGGAATGCTCTTTATTGTCCTTCCTTCTGGTAGACGGCTTGCCTATGTGAAACCTCGTATGGGAGAGAATATGTTTGGCGGTGAGTCGGTTACTTATGAAGGGGTCGGTGGGACGAAAAAATGGGATAGAATCGAAAGCTATGGACCCAAATTT